TACGCTCTCTATGGGGGGTGCATTTGGAAAAACGACCTTCACTTTTCCGCTAACTCGGAAGGGTATTTGCCTTGGTTGTTTGGCGATAGCCAATATTTCTTCAAGAGGCAAACTAAGGTCATCATAGAACAAAGGAACACAAAAATAAGGATTGTTATTTTCATCGGAAGAAGACATGTTCACCGTATTTGGAATACGACGTAATCTTGTAGTTTGTCCTACTCTTTCATCAAGCGAGTTTTCGCCATAAGCCTCTTCTAATTTCTTTTTGATTTGCCGAAAGAATGTTTGGATAGACCGAATAGATTCTGCTGGTTCTCCGAAAATAAATAAATGAAAACCTCGACCAGAAAAGAAAAGCGTATGCTCGTAAGATTTTTTCACGACCCAATCCATAACAAACTTTACATCTCTATGTGCCATATTAATATCTTCTTCGTGTCCATCAAAATCTAAAAAGATTCTATCAATAATGACAGAAGATTCAATTTTAGCACTATCTGTAAATTCTTCAAAGTCATAGACTGTCGTATATACATTTGTTCGATTATTTTGCACACGAACAAAATTAATATATTCATTCTTTGTTTTTACTATTTTTCTTTTCATCTGTGGTGCGTTGGGAATGTGGCTCCCCGCCCACACTTCTCTCGGATATTTCATTTTTATTTCCTCCAAAGTTAATTGTTGCTTCGCCTAACATTTCAGTAATAACTCCTGCTATGTCTCCGCTAAGTTGTATTTTGATTGCTTCTCTAAATGCGTCTTCAAACGTTTTACCAATAAATACGTCATTAATTTTCAAGTCTCTAACCAACTCAAATCTTTCAACAACGGTAGAGTCATTGTAAACTTCCTCGCAAATAAAATTAATGGTTTCTTTAAGATTTGATATTTCTGCAAATGTCCACGCTTTAGACAAAACCTTTAATTTAATCAAGTCTTTATTCAAAGTATCACACCCAAGAATCTGCTTGGGCCGAATCACAGATTCCAAAGAAACTACACCAAGAGCAAGTCTTAAAAAAGAATTTTGTAGGGAAATGCTCTTGTTCATAAGACCAAATCAGTTTAGCGATATTGTTCATAACTGAAGTCATTGTTCTTTTCTTTGCTTCTTCTGCATAGACATAATTTGATGCTGGATAATACCAACCCCAATGCGATACACCGATTTCTGGGTCAAGTCCGTTTTTAATCAAAACTTCTGGTTCTGCATTCTCAATGAGCAATTGATAGAAAGCCATTTCCTTTCTCATGGAAGTTTTCTTGTAGTCTTTCCAAGCACCAGTCTTAAACTCAAAAGGAATATAGCCCGCATCCTCCTTAAAAATACGGTCAATAATTCCTTGAATGTGGATAGTATAGTCTCTTGTCAATGGAAACTTTGGATTCGTATTAGCCTTGATAACGATTTCTGCGTCAAACTTTCCTTCATTACACACCGGCAGATACTCTTCCAATTTGTCTTCTGTTCTGGCTTCAAGGTATCTTTGTGCTTCAAAAGCCGCCATTGTCAGGGATAAATCCATGTAGTCATTAATGGGCATAAGTCCCACGCAATATTCATACACTTCATCGCTTGACAAATTTTCTGCCTTCTTTAAATCAAATTCGTTAAAGAATTCTTCACGAATATTGTGCAATACTGTTCCTTTTAGCATGGCATCAGTTTGGTCTTGTGGCAGTCTTTGAATATATGAAAAGTCGTATTTCTTTGGACACCACTCAAAAGCACCCAATGAAGATTTTGTAATCTTTAAGATAGGTTTTGAAGGGTCTTCAAAACTTTCGGGGTTCCATTGATATGTGTATTCTCTCATGGCGGCAATAACCGCATCGTATTTTTCATCTGTATTCAAAACCATTCCTCCAATGTTTTTTGTATTTTGCCACTTTTAATGGCTGTCAAGTCCCAACCCATCGCATTAAAGACGGGTTCGGCCTTCTTCTTAACCTGTTCTGCGTAGTATTCATAGTCGGGCGTATAAGAAGCCAAATCCTCAAAGGTTATGCCAGCGACATAATCGGCTGGCTTTTCCTCGTCGGTCAAGGGATGCTTGAAGGTTAAATTATCTGATGTGCGAATAAAGACATAAGAATCTTCAAACTTCATTTCTTTGTTCTGCAAAGCATACATAATTCCTGCAACGCCGGAAGCAACAGAAACTCTTTTGTTATACTTTACTTTCTTTCCTAATTTTTTGTCATATTTTTCTGCTTGTTGCCCAACAAAGTATTTTTTGTGGGTATCACAAAATTCTGGTATTCCATTTTCTACTCTTTTGATATGAGAATCAAGCGGTAATTCTTCTCGCATGTCAAATTGTTTTCGACAATTAGGGCAAAAGACTTTAAATCGCTGTTGCTTTAATCTGCTTTTCTTAGCAATTGCACTTAATTCTACATTCCCTTTTAGAACATTTTCATAAATGGTGTGCAAATGCTTTACTATTTCTCCTTCGCTTTTGTTTTCAACCCACATTTTCAATACGTCGGTCTGTGTTTCTTTTGCTAATTTTGTTTCACTAACACGCTTTGCAGTAAATCCCGTCATTGTAAATTTTGGCTTATCAAGATAAATGCCATCATCCCAAGTAATCAGTCCTGCGTTTCTGTTTTTCGTCGTCCCAACACCCAACGCCGAATAGAATTTTTCAAATTCCAAAACAACGGGATGTTGTTCAAGTCCGAGAACATTCGGGAAACTTTTTCTGACTTCATCTTCAATCACCTTAATTGCTTTCTTTGCTTTATCTACATCATCAATCTGCACATAGATTGAATCGGTGTGTCCATAGACTACTTTCATAGTTTCACGCTCGATATTTTGAAAAGAGCATACCAACAGGCTCACCTGCAAGTTTTGCTACTTCTTCTTGTAATTCTGTAATCAGACCACGAATGTCTTGAAGATGCTGTAAATCTGCATAAAGGGAATCTATCTCTTCCTTAACAAACCTTTTCATCTCTTTCATTTCTTTAAGTGTCTCCAAATAATATTTTTCTGATTTATCCATATTCATTCCTCCTTTTTTGTCCACATTTTATCTCCAAGATGAACACAATGTTTACTTAAAAAAGCACCAACAGACGTTGTGTTTTCTATATATCTCATATATCCAAATTGGTTGATAACTCTATCCCTAATCTGATTGGCTGTGAATACGCCATCAGCATTTTCTAATACTGCTAAAATTTTATCTGCAAAAAACTTATTCATACTTCCATCTCCTTTGCTTTAAATGCGGCTAATCTAATCGCTTCTCTTGCGCTTGCTGTGATAGATGCCGCCAAAGAAACATCAGCCCAACCAAATCCTTGAAAAGCAACAATGCCATAAAAAGATGCCATTAAACGCTTTACAGCCATTTGGTTGTTATTCCACTTGATTGCCTCTTCTTCATCACCCTTTTGCTTTGCCTCTTTCAAAAGAGCCTTATAATCATTCCTCAACTCCTTTAATTCAAGAACAGCCTTTGGCAAAAGTCCGAGTTTATCTGTTTTGTAATACAACATCTTCTCATGTTTTACTTCGCTAAAATCTCTCGGCGTCAAAATGTTTACGGCAAATTCTGTTGGTTCCTCTGACTTTGTTTCCCAAGAAATGTTTCTTGAAATCATCATGCTTGGATATAGTCCAGCAAAATCAAATGCCGCTACATTAAGATGCAAACCCTGAGTTTGTTCGCTTAGTGGGTCATAAATCATAGCACCGTCATATTCTTCACGCTTTTCTACTTTCTTTCCTGTTGGGGCTTTCCACCAAGCATTTCGCATGAAATAAATTGAACC